CAATTGTATCCATCCATATAGTTTTATCTGCCATGAAAAAGGTTCGATAACCAGGCAAGGGGCAAACAAACCCACTAATACTTATAGGGTCTACCTCTGCAAGTTTTCGCATACGCATAGATTGAATTTCTCTGCCTTGTTGAGAGAAATCCCAATTATTGTAAATCATTCGTACATCATCTGCATCCCAATAAGGAATAGAGAATTGCTTACCTAGTCGTTGTCCTAACCAAGTCTTACCTGCTCCTGGCAATCCCATAATTAATAATTTCATCCTAAAAACTCCTCTAAACTTCCAGATTCTTTCTTTGCGTATTTTCCGATAAGCCTCTCTGACTTACCCATATTACCTATAGTTGCACATGATCTGTCTGTGTATGCAACTGTGGTAAATCGTTGTCCTGACCCATATATTGGTGTGACTCCATGAAGACTTTTACTGTCTGCAATACACACTGAATTGTCTGGTAAGTCAAGTCCTACACCCCAGCGTGGAAATGACAGATATGCACCTGTATATTCCCCTTGACGAAAGCAGCACATCGTGGTATACTCTACATCCTTACCATCAGAATGAATAGACATAGCCTTAGACTGCATAGCACTATACCGATTTGCACTGAGGGTTGTTATCATTCCTTGTCGATACTTTTCCTCTATAGTTTCCTCTGCAAATTTACTCTGCCGTAGATATATATCTGGGTTCGCTTTCTTCATTGCCTCTTCATGGTATATTGATAAGTCTTTTAGTTTGTGCCACATCTTCTCATTGGAGATATTAAGGGCTCCCGTGAACCGTCCTCGCTTTGCGCCAATCATAACTGAATTTATAGAATTTGCATATGCTATCATACCCCAGCCACCAGACTTAGTACGAGTATGGTAAGAGTTGGGTGAGCGAAGTTTATAGTGTTCTCCCTCTATCAGTCCCTTCTTCTTCATCTCTACAGGGTCTATAGGGCCTGCTGCATTTGCCCTCATGACTGATGTTTCCTCTATCGCATATAGTTCATTACGTATATCATCATTAGGAAATACATTGGTAATCACATAGGCAATGGGAACACCTTCTCCGTCAAGGGTGGAGTCTGGACGATATACTGCTGTGTCTTCAGTTACGTGAACAACTTCATTCAGATCGTCCTCTGTATAGAACTTACCATTCCACCTAGAGAATGTCTCTTTCTCACCTAGATCAATTTTTGCTGTTATGTGTTTCATTGTATGGCTCCAATACTTTTTCGTAGATAGATTCTGCAACATATTTCATCATGGGAGGGGCCACCATTAAACCAATTCGTGCAAGACGTTCGTTCAATGTACCCGTATTTACGTAATCTTCAGGCAGACCCATGATCCTTGTAGATTCTTTAACAGTATAACCACGATCCTCTTCTGGATGAAGATGGACTGCTAGACTCGTCTGTAATCCTTGTTCTGATAATGTATGTGATGCTTGATTCCAAGGAACCCTGCGAGACTGAAAGAATGATGTTTTCTTCTCTGGCACTTCCTTACCCCACTTCTTTCTATGTGCAATCACCTTATCATACCAAGGCCCAACTACATCATCACCTACTGATACAACTTTTGCAGGATTCTTAGTTAGTCGTTTGAGCCATTTATACTTTGCACTCTTCAACATAGACTCACGCAACTCATGGGCCTCAACACTATTCTCATTGTCTAGACGCAGATCACCAATGGCATCCTCTATTGTGGGTTCTTCATTTGCACCCTCTGGAAATAGAGATGAAATAAGCATCCACGGCATTTCTATATCATCCAGTACATCATTGCGTACTGATACTATGAAAACACGTTGACGTTTCTGTGGAACACCATAGTGTATTCCATTCAGTACCTTATATGTGGTGGTATATCCAAGTGCTTCGAAGTCTGTAACCATGCGATCAAGGTGTTGTTTTGCATAGTCCATAGTCAGGCCCTTGACGTTCTCGCATATAATAACCTTCGGCATCATCTCACCAGCAATTCGAATCATCTCCCATGTCAGGTCTTCGATGTTCTTCTGCTTCATACCATAAGCCATCTTCTCTTTATTCCAGCCCTTCTTCTTAGTACCAGACATACTAAAGGGTGGGCAAGGTGGACTACCATCAAGGATATCCAGTTCATATTTCTTGAGTCCTGTCATCTCCATAATCTGTTGGCCAGTGACATTTTTGATATCACCACAGATGTGTGGAGTTCCTGGCCAGTTCGCAAGATAGGTATCTACTGCGACTTGTTGAAACTCATTGACGAAACGTGCATCACCACCAGCCAGTTTATAACCGCATGATGAACCACCACCACCTGCAAAGAATGAAATGTATGAGAACCTTTTACGATCAGAAGATTCCTTGAGCTCGTCTAGCGTGTATCTATTATATCTCAATTAAAAAAGTCCTCCAGTGTTCCTTGTGTACCATAACTGTTATCAATCAACCAATTCATCTTTTCAGTAATGAATTTAAGAGGTTCAACGAAGCTCTTAGTGAATTGTACATCATAGTCTATTCTGTCTCTTATGTCAAGTTCCTTTGGAAAAGAAGTGATAAAAGAGAACGCACTGGACTGATATATGTTGGGTTGCTTCATGTTCACGAATCGCACCTTGTCTCCTTCATTTATGAAGGGGAATTTACCAGACAGTTTATTCTTCTTAATCAAAAAATTATATAACAGGGCTCCTTTGACATGCATAGGAGCTCCCTTACGAAATAAGCTAGACTCTCCAGCGAACTTCTTTATACCATTACAACTACGGGGAAATGCGATCTCTTCTGGTGACAACAACATAAACTCTTCTCTAAACTCCTGTATAAAGGTATTTAGCATTTTCTCATCGCCGCCTATTATGATCTTGAGTGCTTCTTTGATCTTCTCTCTACAAGGTGCAGGCGTACTTGACTTGACTGCTTCGATACCCATGATCTTTAGTTTTGGTTCTTTGTACCTTACACCCTCACTATCGTGTACGTTAAGGATGTAACGCTTCTTAGCAGTCCATATTCCCTTATCAGCGATCACCTCTCTCGCCATGACCATCTTCTGGTCATATGCGTTCATTTCCTTAGCAAGTGCTTCATAGCTGTTATTGATAAAAGGTTCCAACTTCTCTTTTGCAATTGTATCCAAGAAATTGACGATCTTTTTAGTGTCCGTTCCTTCCTTAAACACCTTATTAACCAACTCATCAAAAGTGATATACACCGAATCTGTATCACTTGCAATAACGTAGTCAACTTTTGTGGTATTGAGTAGTTTGTTAAGATATACATTAAGGGCCTTTTCAATCCACCGTATAGATAACTGACCAGACGTTGTAATTGCAGTAGCGACCAACAGATCGAAATACCTAAACCAATTATTCCCAATAGCACCATACGCCGAGTTGAGAGATATCTTCTTCGCCATCTGGATGTTGTTGTATCTTGAGATATCCTTGAGAAGAGACTTGTCCTTAGTGTTCTCGTATTCTTGTTCAGCCTGTAACATAAGTTTTTTATATTTAACTCTGTCATTGTACATGTTCTCCATCAGCTCAGGCAGAAACCCTCGCTTGTCCTTACGAAAAAAAGCACCGTTTGGTGTCATGCAGTAAGGTGTTGTGTTCTTTACTTTAAGGTCTAGTATCTTATCAACCAAACCATCTACCTTTTTACAATTAGGTACTAGTGTCTCTGGTGATATGTTATATTGCATTATCAAGTGTGGATAAAGCGAGTTAAGGTCAAACGACATAACCCAATTGTGCATACCCACTTGAGGGTCTTTTACATAAGCACCCTCAAACTGCTCTGGTTTCTCTTGAGAAATCTTCTGAGGTATGACTATCTTCTGTTCTCTCAGATGGTTGTATATGACTACATCCCAGTACCTAACAGAACCTAGAACATCGGTATAGTTTACCTTACCATCATATGCCATCGTAAGACATAGCTCGATCAGTTTCATCTTGTCTTCAAGCTTGTCAACAATCTCAACGTCCTGTATATTGTATTCGATAAACGATTGGAAATCTTTTTGATACCACTCACTAAACGTGTCGTATGGATTACCATCCTTACTCTCGCCCAGTTCTACCTTTGCAATGTGGTCTAGTCGATAGGACTCCTGTGCAGAATATGTGAACTTGCGATACAGGTCAAAGTAATCAAGTGCAGCAACACCCTGTATGTTATAAGTCTGATGGTTGCGTCCAAGCTTGTAAACATCTCTCTCTTGAACACTTCCCCAAGGAGATAGACGTTTCAGTTCATCCTCACCAAACAGATGAATGATACGATTACAGATATATGGAATATCAAAGAATTCAGAATTCCATCCCGTAATCACATCTGGTTGATGCTTCTCCCAGAAGATAAGAAACTCTTTAAACAGATGTACTTCACTCTCACACTCAACATAGGTAACGTCTTCACGATCTGTTTCGAACTTACCAATACCCCACACCACGATCTTTTTGTTCTGATGATTCTTGATTGTGATGGACAACATCTCTTCTACAGCCTCAGTAGGTGAGGGAAATCCATTCTCGCATTTGACTTCTATATCAATAGTCACCATTAGGATTTTTTCCATATCCCAATCAACTACTCCTTTGTAGGTATCGGAAATATAACAGTAGGGGTATTGTGTGTTGCCGTACACTAGCTCTGGTTGACTCTTGTGAGACTCAATCCATTCCTTTGCAGCCTTAATGTTATGAAATTGTGTAGGTAGTACATGACTACCATCAAGTGTCTTGTATCCTGTCTCTTGTTGTACAGGGGAAAACAGAGTAGGCGAATACTTCACCTTAGAATTCATGCGTTGGCCATCCCTGACCTCACGAACCAATAAACTATTTCCCCACTGTATTACATTCGTATAAAAATTCATAGAAGTATCTTACACCTTTTTTACTGTAAAGTCAATGCCCAATCTCTTTTTATCTGACATAATTTCAGATGCGTGATGTGTGATACGTGGATCAAATACAATAAATGTACAAGGCAAACATGGTATCGCTTGATCTCCATGCATGAACAGGCCACCATCCTGTGAACTCCAATCACTGTTAAGTACACCAAATATCTTGATATAGTCAGTTTGATCATTATGATCTGTATGTGGATTGTCTAACCTATAACGATCCTTGAGTCCGATACCACAGTATGACACATCAGGAAGAAATAAGTCTTGCCGAATACCATACAGGTGTATCAGCAATCCCATCGCAAGACCAGCGAGAAGAGGTTGCTTAACCTCATTCTCTATGATATCCATCTTTAGATGTTTATCAGTACTATTGTTGGGATACCTCATATGCCATGTATCAGCCTGCATTGCATGATGCTTGAGTGTATCAAGATAGAATGGAGTACATGCGTTCTCAATCACTTCCAACATCTTCGGACTCCTCTACTTCTTCTGATTGACCATACTTAAATTCTTTGGCAGCTGCATCATCCAACTTCTTCATGATATCTTCAGTGAAATAAGTATTAGGATCAGCAAGTATAGACTTACCAAACTGCTTACTACCATCAGGCATTTCGTATCGTGTGGACACCTTCTTGAATACACCATACTTCTCAGCCAGTTCCAACAGACCATAGTAACGATCTAGTCCCTTGTCATACGTGAGTCGTACATCAACCATCTTGTTCTCTATAGTCAATCGTGACTTGTGGTTCTTACAGTGAATGATGTTACCAACAACCTCAGTACCGTCCTTCTCTTTCTTCTTGGAAAGATACACGATAGACGATGCGGCATACTTGAGTCCAGAACCACCACCCATCTCTTTAGTGGAGAATAGACCCATGCTCTCGTATGTGTGGTTGGTGACAACCATAGGAACCTTTGCCCTACCTAGTTTTAGAGTGAGTACCCTAAATGCAGCCTTGAGTACTTGGGCACGTGTCATGTCACGTGTCTCTTTACCATCAGAAGTATCTTCTATCTCTTTTGTGGTTGATAACATACCAAGTGAGTCAAGACACAGAAACAGAGGTTTACGTTCTGATTCATCCTGTGCAAGATAGGAGTCTAGTATCTGTAGTGTTTGATGACGAAACTCTTGGACTGTGGTAACAGGCATCACAATCAATCTTTGAGCATCAATACCACGATCCTCAATCATGCTCTTTGTGATAGCACTTTCTGATTCGAAATATATCACGCCTGCATCAGGGTCTTTGTCTAGAAAGTTCTTGACTATACCCATCAGGAAGTATGTCTTACCTGTTGCACTCTCGCCTGCAATAGCAGTAATTTTGTTTGATGGCATCCCACCATAAACAGAACCACTCAATAGTGCATTGAAGATATAGGAACCAGTGTCAATAAACGTATCTACATCTCCAGCCTCCACACCATCACTCGCAAGTGATGCGTATTCATTATCAATCTCTTTCATTATTTTATTTAGAAAATCAGTCATATTTACTCCTTCATATTTTCCGTGGGGGCATACTGGAAATGTTACCCTTCCAACAAAATCCTTCTGTGGCTCGATAGTTCCACATTATAATTGGTAATAGTTCTTTGCATGTACCCATAGACATTGCACCATATGTATTCTGTACATCTATCGTTACTGCTGAACCTAGTATTTGCATTGTTATAAGAATTACAATCATGACTTATCAACTTTTTGCAAATAATCATAACACTCATCATAAGAATTAACTGTAGTGCCAAATTTCTTATTCTTTTCTTTTGCAGCTTTAAATTCATGAAATGTGTAGTAAGTGGCAAAAATGAATAGAATGTGACCGATAACCAATCCACCCCACCCATATGACATTGAGCTCACTGTTTCAAATGTCCACACGGTGAACACTGTTGACCACATCGTAGATAGTGTGATCAATAGGTTCATACGAACAGACTTTGGTACAGATCGAAGATCGTTACTTTTGTCATCAAACAGAATAGAACCAGCATCAAACATCTTCCAACTGACCTCACTCCACACAAATCTATAATCAATCATACCTTGAACCCACCAAAATCTGTATTATCAAATACTGGTTCACTGAACGCATCTGGTACATCGCCGGATTGATTTGCATCCTGTAGTGTGTCCTGTTCACTCAACTTGACATCAAAGAGTCGCATCTTTGCACGATCAATACCAATCACGAATCTCTTGTTCACAGTAGGGTCATTATACCGATTCTTCAACTGCTTAACTGCGATCTGATTTAGAGCATCAAGCTCTTCGTTACTAA